CTTGCCGCGTCGTGATTCCGCTGAGTCTGGCCGGGAACCAGAGCTTCAAGCTCATCGCCCGCGCCAACCAAGGCGGCACGCGCACGATCAACTTGACCGCGCGCTACAACGAATTCCGGATGGCGTAGGTGCCAACTCGCCTTGTCCCCGTCGCGTGGGACTCCCAGCCGCGCGAGGCCGGGGTCATCGCAGCGCCCTACCGGCGCAGCCTGCTCCTCGTCGCGGACGCCGGCGTGCCGGTGCCGCAGTTCTGCGCGCAAGGCAACAACCGGCAGATCAAGAGCTTCACGCGGGGGGCCGGCAACAGCGGCAGCGGCTACAACGTCACCTCGACGAGCGACTACCCGCGCGGCAGGGCACAGGACGATGCGTCCGACCAAGCGCTGATCGAGATCCCAGCGAGCAGCGACTGGACGATGCAGTTCATCGTCGAGCGCATCGGGACTTCGGGAGCCAACGCCGGCTTTACGCGAAGCAACGGCGGCGGCACTGGCACCACTTTCATCATCCAGGACGGCAGCACGCGCCGCCCGTGGGTCCGCGTCAACTCGGTTGACATTCTGCGGCCAGGGTCCGGAGCTCAGTGGACCACCGGCCAGAAGCTGAACCTGATTGTTCGGTTCCGCAACGCCTCGCTCATCGAGGCGTGGTGGGACAGCAAGCTCCAGCACACCGCATCGCACAGCACGTCCCAAGATGCGCTGACCGTGGCGGCGTCCAACGCGATCTACGCCTGGGCGACGCAAGGGCAGGGCGGCAGCGGCGCAGAAGTCACGACCGGCAATCACCTGGGGTGGCGCGCATGGTCGCGGTTTCTGGACGACCAAGAGATGCAGGCGCTGGCGCGCGACGAGTTGGCGCTGTACGAGCCGAGGTGTATCTGGGTGCCCGTCAGCGCAGGCGGCTCGGTAGCCGTCGCCGCGGCGACCGAGACCGACACCGCGCAGCCGATCGCCTCGAACCAGGCTGCCAGCGTCGGGCTGGCGTCGGAGACCGACACCGCGATCGCCATCGCGCTGACGCAGCGGGCGACACTGGGCCTGGCCAGCGAGACGGACACCGCGCAGGCGCTGACGTCCAACCAGGCCGGCGCGCTGGGGCTGGCGTCGGAGACCGACACGGCGCAGCCGGTGAGCTCCGGCACGATCGCCAGCGTCGGCCTCGCCTCGGAGACCGACACTGCGCAGGCGCTGGCCTCGAACCAGTCGGCAACGATTGGGCTTGCCGCCGAAACGGACTCCGCGCAGCCTATCTCCGTTACTGGCGCCGGCACGCTGGGCACCGCGACCGAGACCGACACCGCGCAAGCGCTGACGGCGAACCAGCGCGGCACGATCGGGCTGGCCAGCGAGACGGACACGGCGCAGCCGATCAGCCGCGTCGAGTTCATCACCGTCGGCCTGGCCAGCGAAACCGACACCGCGCAGCCCATCGTGTCGCTGCAGCGCGCGGCGATCGCGCCCGCGCTGGAGACCGACACCGCGCAGGCGATCAGCATCACGGGTGGCGAACCTCCCGCGCCAGCGACGCCGACGTTCCAGCCCGGCTACAAGCACAACCCGCGCACCGCGCGCGACCTGGACCCACTGCCGCCGACCGGCGACGACCTGGCCGACCTGGTGCGCGACAAGTGGGACGCGATCGAGCGCGCGAACGCGGCGATCAAGCGCGCGCGCGGCGGCGACGCGCCGGCGCAGGTCGTCGTGGCGCCCACGCCGCCCGCTCCCGCACCGCGGCCGACCAAGCGCCGGGCCGGCGCGATCGCGGCCGCAGGCCTGCCGCTCACCGATGAGCAGCTGCGCGCCGACGAGGAGGCGTTCATCCTGATGGTGGCCGAGATCCTGTAGGGGGTCGCGGCCAGCATGGCAGCGTGAAGCGCCCCACCCTAACCTTGGAGCACCTTCATGGGCGACACCACCGATCCCGGCCTCGCGCACGCGCTGTCCCTGCTCGACGAGAACGAGCTGGCAGCGATCAACGAGAAGGACGACGACGCGGCAGCGGCAGTAGCAGCGGCTGCCGACCCCGAGGGCAAGGACCCGGACGACGACGAGGACGAGGACGGCGCGAACCCCGATGCGTCCGCCGCGCCCGCTGCGCCAGCACCAGCGCCCGCTGCAGCCGCTCCAGCCCCCGCCCCCGCACCTGCGGCCGACGCCGCGCCCGCTGCACCAGCGGCTGCCGCGCCCGCCGCGGATGACGAGGATGAACCCGGCCTCATCGTCCCGTTGCCCGATGACTTCGACGCCAAGGTCAAGGCCAACGCCGACGCGATCGCCGAGCTGCGCGCGAAGAACCGCGCCGGCGAGATCAGCGCAGAGGAGTACGACGAGCAGCTCGACAAGCTGAACGACGAGAAGGCCGACCTGCGCGCGATGCGCTCCGACCACGATGCCAGCGTGAGGGCCGAGCAGCACCGCGCACAGCAGCAGTGGCAGCGCACCATCCGCACCGCGTTCAACGCCGCCAAGGCCGAAGGCATCGATTACGCCGCCGACGAGCAGAAGCGCAACGACCTGGACAGCTTCGTGAAGATGCTGGGCGCGCGGCCCGAGCACGCCGACAAGTCGATGGCCTGGTTCCTCGCCGAGGCGCATCGCCGCGTGCTCGCGCTGCACGGCCTCTCTGGCAAGACGCCAGCGCCTGCCGCGCCTGCCCCCGCTGCGGCGAAGGCCGCCGCCGCGGCGGCGCGCAAGCCGCCGGTGGACGCGGTGCCGCAGACCCTCGCGCACCTGCCCGTCGGCGACAACGCGGCCACGGAAGTGACCGACGAGTACGACGAGCTCGACAAGCTCGACGGCGAGGACTACGAGGAGGCGCTGGCCCGCAAGCCGGCCGCCTGGCGCGAGCAGTACCTGCGCGCTTCCTCGCAACGCACCCGCGGCAACTCGCGGTTGCAGTGACCGACGGCAGCAGCACCATCTACTTCGATCTTGCTGCGGGCGACCGCATCGAGATCGAGGGCTGCGTGCACGTCGAGATGCAGGGCAAGCATGGGCGCCACGCGCGGTTGAAGGTCGTGGCGCCCCGCTCGGTGCGGGTGCAGCGTGGCGAGCCCGAGAAGCGGCCCGCTGAACCGGCTACCGGACCCGCACCCAACATCGCAGACTAGCGCCCTGAGCCGGGGGAACCCGGCCTCTCGGGGTTGCGCAGGAGTGCTCCCTACCGTGGTCAAACCCATAGGAAGCACTCCCAAATGGCCCGTACTGTCGTCGGCGTCAACGACGCCAAAGCCGTCAAGCGCTACGGCGGCGCCCTGTTCCTGGACATCTCCCAGCGCGCCTACTGGCGGCAGCGCTTCATGGGCAAAGGCGCCGAGGCCGAGGTCCCGGTCCAGATCCTCACGGACCTGGAGACGGACGCCGGCGAGCAGATCACCTACGACCTGCTGGCCGAGCTGCGCATGGCACCGATCGAGGGCGAAGACAACCTCGAAGGCAACGAGGAAGCGCAGCGCTGGTACTCGGATTCGATCTACGTCGACCAGGCCCGGTGCGGCGTGAACACCGGCGGGCGGATGACGCGCAAGCGCACCATCCACAACCTGCGCGAGAAGGCCAAGCGGCAGCAGGCCTCGTGGTGGGCGCGGCTCGAGGACGAGCTGATGTTCATCTACATCAGCGGCGCGCGCGGCATCAACGCGAACTTCCTGGTGCCCACCGGCTACACGGGACGCGCGAACAACTCGCTGGCCACGCCCGACACCAACCACGTGCTCTACGGCGCGGAGCTGGACTCGGCAGGCCTGGAAATCAACGGGGCGACCGCGTTCAACAACATCGACGCGGCGGACAAATTCTCGCTGCGCCTGGTGGATCGCGCGAAGACCAAGGCCGACAGCCAGGGCGGCGGCGCCACCGGCATCCCGGTCCTGCAGCCCTGCAAGATCGACGGCAACGAGACCTTCGTGTGCGTCATGCACACGTTCCAGGAGGACGATCTGCGCGCGCGCACGCAGACCGGTCAGTGGCTGGACATCCAGAAGGCCGCCGCCACCGCCGAGGGCCGCAACAGCCCGCTGTTCAAGGGTTCGTTGGGCATGTACCGCGGCTGCATCATGCATTCGCACCGCAACGTGATCCGGTTCAACAACGCCGGCTCGGGCGCCAACGTGGAAGCCGCTCGCGGCCTCTTCATGGGCGCGCAGGCCGCGGTGGTGGCCTACGGCAGCCCGGGCACCGGCATGCGGTACTCCTGGTTCGAGGAGACCCGCGACAACGGCGACAAGGTCGTCATCTCCACGAGCTGCATCTTCGGCGTGAAGAAGGTGCGGTTCACGATCGACGGCACGGCGCAGGACTTCGGGGTGTTCGCCCTGGACACTGCCGCCGCGGCCCGCTGATCGACCACCGCCAAAGGAGCGCGACAACATGGCCTTCACCGCAAGCAACGACTACATCACCGGCCGCAAGCCGATCCCGTTCCCCGCCGGCGCCGAAGTGCTGGCGGTCACGTTCGAGATCGAACTGGCAACCGGCGACCTGGCGCTGAACACCATCGGCCAGGTGGGCATCCTGCCGGCCGGCTGCGTGCCGGTCGAGGTCCAGGTG